TGGTACATTACGTAGAGGTCGCCCGGCCAAAAAATCAAATAAATTAAGTATAGAAAAAGTTAATATTAATGGTGTTGATATTATAGCATTTTAAAAATTAATATAAAGTACTTATAAGGGGGGGTAGTAGTACTATCCCCTCCTTGCGTACCGCCGTATGCGGTATGTATATATATGGTAATACTTATGTAATATTGCCCACGTACCGCTGATGTCAATATATGCGTGGATGGGTAAGATCCTGTGCTTAGACCAATTCATGACTCGTAAACGAGATCCTCACCATCGATTGTATATATAAATATATTTTAGAGCCCACAAATGTAAAACAAGATTTCAAAGAACATCATTTTTTAAAAAATCCAAAACCCACAAAAGGAGATCTTAAAAAACTTTTTTATGTCGACGTGATATATACGAATATATTTTGCGGTTTCCAAGTATTTTTCAATATATTCCAGTATTTATAATAAAATTAAATTATGGCTACTTACACTTATAGTTTTGATGATTTGTTCGGTAATGAAGGTACGGGTTCTTTAAATACAAATGCTTTTACTACAGGTACACATACATTTACATTCAATTCTCATTCACGTTCTTCTACATTTACGATGGAAGTTAAAGGTGTTGGTTTTCCTGATAATGGGGCTTCTCCATTATTAGCTGGTGTTTATGCTTCTAGTGATTTAACTACGGGTGGTAGTATTAGTGGCTCTATGATTACTAGTAGTTATAATTCTGGGTTTGTTATTCCTGTTGGGGAAAATAAATCTTTTACTTGGAAACCTGATGTTGCTGTTAATAGTGGGTCTATTTATATGAGGGCAACAGGTGGTGTTTTTCTTCAAATAGATGTTTAAATAAGTTAATATATACGTATTAATTATAATGTTGTATAGGGAAGTAGGAGAGCTTTTTAAGAATTATTTGGAGACCACAATTCCTTTTTGTATATTACATCAAATTAAAAATTAAGGTTATGTTAGAATTATTTAAAAATTTAAAAAAAAGTACTAAAACTAAGTTAATGATTTCATTATTATCTTTTACAATTGCAACAATTTCATTATTTTGTGGATTTTGTTTAATTGCTGGGTTTGGATACTTTTTTGGGGGGTGTTTAATTGGTGATAGTTTAGCAGATGAAACTAATTAAAATTCCTGAAAATATTTCATCTCAAGAAATTAAAGAAAAAATAAAATTATTTGAAAAACAACTCCGGCAATATATACGTATATTAGAATTAATAATTATAGTAGTATTCTTAGAAGTATTATTGGTTTTATTTTCTTTTGTAAATATAGATTATTTATTATTGGTTTTTGGTTTATTTTCAATTTATTTTGTTTGGAAAATTTGGAATAAAATCCATGAAATATCAGCGAGTTTAGTTATATATAAAATGTTAGATGATTTAAAAGATAAATTATAAATTATGGAAGAAAAATTTGAAAAAAGTAGGATTGTAAAAACAAGTGATGGATCTATTAGACATGTGTTTGATGGTAAATTACATAATTGGGAAGGACCCGCATTAATACCAGAGGGTAATACACGAAAACGTGAATATTATTTATATGGTATAAAATTCTCAGAAATTGAGTGGAAAGAAAGATGTAAACAACGAGAAGGTCTACCTTGGTATAAAAGTGGAGCAGCTAAAGGTACTGCTAGATTTTAATATTTATAATAAATTGATCATGAATAAACAAGAATTAGAAGATAAAATTATTGATTTACAAAATCTTTTAATAGCTGATTATAATTTATTAGATGAATTATGGGCTTATCACCCAGGTAATGAAAATTTTATTAATCCTATTAAGGCATATGATGAAATGAAACAAAAAATTGATAATACGGAACAAGAAATAATTGATATTAAATCAAAAATAGAAAGATTCAATGCTTTAAATTAATTAATACTTATAAAAGATTATGTCTATAAAAGGAATTTTTGGTTTATTTGGTTTGCCTGAGGATGATAATATAGGGGATAATTATAGTTCTTCTTTGGATGTTTTTAAAGAAACTCCTCATTTTAAAGTTGGAATGTTTTGTAAAATGATTAAAAATGGTAAAAATTTTACTAAACAATTATTAGGTTTTTTTAAAACATCTAATGACCCTATCAACCTATCAGGAGTAGATGAAGCTAGTGAAATTATGATGTATAACAGAGCTCTTTCTTGGATTCAAGAATGTGATTTAAATGATGATGATTGGAAATTAGCTTTACATAACCACAAAGAAAAAGGAATAATTGAATGTTTAGTAGGATCTATTAAATATTTTGAATCTATTGAAGAGTATGAAATATGTGCTTTTTTAAAAAAATTACAAAATTTTATAGAAGAAACATATCCTTAAAAAATATTTGTTTCCCTAAAATAAATTTATTAACTTCAAACAAACGTTTAAAAAATGTTTAATTTTCAAAAAGAAAAAAATAATAATAGAAAAATATACACGGCTCAAGAAAGAATAAAAATGTGTGAAGAATGTGAAAAATTCTTTCATCCTACAAGACAGTGTAAAGTCTGTTTTTGTTTCATGGATATTAAAACCAAAATGAAAAATAAATCTTGTCCAGAGGACAAATGGTAAAAAATAAAATAGTTATGACTCTAACCCCAGAACAAATCCAATCAAATTGGAAACAATTACTTAAATATATTGATCAATTTATCTCAGAACCACGTAAGGATAAATTATTAGAATTTTACAATAAATATGAAGAACGTATTGTATTAATGCCTGCGGCTCATAAAAAAGAATATCATAATTCATTCCCAGGTGGATATGTTGAACATGTTAATCGAGTAGTTCGTTGTGCTGTTAAACAATATGAATTATGGAGAGTTGAAGGGGCAGATATGTCTACTTTTACTATTGAAGAATTAGTATTTTCAGCTATTAATCATGATTTAGGAAAAATGGGGGATGAAAATGAAGAATCTTATATACCCCAGACTGATCAATGGAGAAAAGATAAATTAGGAGAGGATTATATGTTTAATTCTAAAGTACCATTTGCTTCAGTTCCAGATAGAGGTTTATTTATGCTTCAATCCCATGGGATTCAATATACATTTAATGAAATGTTAGCTATCCAAACTCATGATGGTTTATATGATGAAGCAAATACTAAATATCTTAAAGCATACATGCCAGAACAAAAACCAAGAACATGTTTACCTTTTATACTCCATCAGGCTGATTTAATGGCTGCTCGTATTGAATTTGAACGTGAATGGTTACCTAAATTAAAAGAAGGTAAAAAAAACTTGGCTAACACAAAGAAGAATTTTACATTGGGGACGAAACCAAACAGTTCTAAAAAACTATCAACTAAAGTTAAAGCTTTAGGTTCAATAAAAAGTGATGGTCTAAAGAACATGTTAGACAATTTATAATGATTTATACAATAATAATTAGTACCCTTTCAGTATTAGTCGTAATCTTAGGATATACGACTTTTAATTTGTTAAGAAAAAACGAAAAACAAGAAGATGTTTTAGTAGGTTATATGGAATATTTAGATAGACTTTCTCGTGTAATTGAAGCTTCAGATAAAAAATTAAAAGAAGTAGATGCAAGAGGAATTTTTGAAAAAGATGACGAAGTAGGTTTTATATATGAAGGGATTAAAAAAATCCAAAATATCCTAAGTGAATTCAATGTCAGAAAACCATAATTATAATGCCTAGAAAAGCCAAGAAACGGAATTATTTTACTCAAGAAACAGAAGATGCTATAATATTATATAATAACACAACCTGTCCTAAAGAAAAAAGTAAAATATATGAAGAAAAAATCCATTATGGGTTTTTTAAATTAACTCAAAATATAATCCATACATTTAAATTTTATCATACTGAAGTAGATAATTTAGAACATCTACAACATGAAATAATTGTATTTTTATTATCTAAAATTCATTTATTTAATCCAGATAAAGGGGCTAAAGCCTTTTCTTATTTTGGTACTATTGTCAAAAGATGGTGTATATTATATAATGAAAAAAATTATAAAAAGAAAATAAATAAAGTCCCTGTTACAGATGTTAATAATGAAGAAACATTTTCCTCAGAACAAGATACACCATATAATGAAAGATTATCTTGGTTTTTAGATGAATATGTAGAACATGTTAGTGTTAATCTTTATGAATATTTTCCTAAAAAAAATGACGCACAAATTGCAGATTCTGTGTTAGAATTATTTAGAAAACGAGAAAGCATCGATATATTCAATAAAAAAGCATTATATGTTTATTTACATGAAATGGTACCTGATGCTAAAACACCTAAAATTACTAAAATAGCTGGTTCTTTATATAAAATTTTTAGGAAACATTACCAATTTTATTTAGATAACGAATATATTAATTTTTAATTCTTATTAATTCTTTCT